ATTCCTTTCCCAATCAGCACATGGGAGCGTACATACCGGTACAAAGGCTATGGTTATGACATGTGTCGGGAAACCAAGAAAAAACTTTTAGAAGCTATTCAGAAAACGGATTTAGATTCTGCCGATTTATCCATGTATAATAATGGTGGATGGGACTAATAAAAAATATAGAGAAATGAACACACAATTAGCAATCAAAGAAAGCGATCTTGAACTGGTCGTTAGTGAAAAAACATTAGGTAGCCTTACTACTAATGCGATCCAAATCAGAGACATGGTAAAATCAACTCTTCCCATGTACGATATATCTAACTATAACGATGACAATATCGACCAAGCGAAGAGAGATAAAGCTGCTCTCAACAAGGCGGCCAAACTTCTCAACTCAAAACGTCTTGAAATCGAGAAGGAATTTATGAAACCTTTCGGAGAGTTCAAGGATGTTGTGGCTGAAACCGTAAAATTGATTGGCGAATGCTCTGCCAAGATTGACACGGTAGTCAAGCAGAACGAACAGCAGTATAAAGACAAGAAACTTGTCGTTATCCGTTCCTACTTCGACGATGGAAATACGAATCTGATCGACTTTCGGAAAATCTTCAAGCAGGAATGGCTTAACAAGTCCACAAGCATGAAAGCGGTACAAGCAGACATTGAAACGGTTTTCGCTAAGGTTGACGAAGATCTTGAAACGCTTAAAGGCTTTGGCGGTGATGATTTTGACGTACTTCGCACATACTATATGGACACGATGAACATTGGCAATACCATCCAGTATGCTAATCGTCTGAAGGAACAACGCGAACGTGCCCAAGCAGCAGAAGAAGCACGTATCAAAGCTGAACAGGAACGAAAAGAACAGGAAGAAGCACGTAAGAAAGTAGAAGCAGAACAACCCAAAGTTAGCCAACCCAATCCTTTTAATACGGCTAATCAAAGGATGAATAGGCAACCTTCTTTTATGGATCAGCCTAAAGAACAGCCTGTGCCGGCACAGCCGGAACTTCTAACTCGTGCCTTCAAGGTCACAACAACCCGTGAAAATATTATCGCTCTCGGCAACTTCATGAACGAACACGGCATTGACTTCGACAAGATAGAGGTTCCATGACTTGAGGATGAAGACAGGATAAGTAAAACAGATATTAAAACAATCATAGGTCTGCTCAATCGATCGCAAGTACTAATAGACGCCAACTGCTCTAAGCCGGTCGATCTGGATGTAGCCCGCAGATGCAGGAAGATGGCCCGTAAATTAGAAAGGAGCTTGAAATGAATGATTACGAATACATTCCGGATTGGAAAGTCTGGGAATAGTCGAATAGTATGTTTTGCATGGTATTAGTTTAGGTTAGTTTCCCCTTGCCGTCCGTGAGGATATGCAGAGGGGAGTTTTGGGACGAAAGGAAGTGATCACATAAGCCATGCGTCAGAGCGGTTCGATTCCGCTCCGTCCCACAAATAGGTTGAACGAATTAAAAGAAATAGATTATGATGCACAATTGGTTTGAATGTAAAGTCTCCTATGAAAAGATAATGGAGGACGGAAAGCAAAAGAAAGTGACGGAGCCCTATTTGGTTGATGCCTTGTCGTTTACAGAAGCAGAGGCTCGTATCATCGAAGAATTAACCCCTTTTATCAGCGGTGAGTTTGTGATAAAAGACATCAAACGGGCAAAGTTGTCCGAGATATTCTTCAATGAGAATGGCGACCGCTTCTATAAGATCAAAGTCTACTTCATTACGCTTGATGAGAAAAGCGGAGCTGAAAAGAAAACAGCTGCACAGATGCTGACACAAGCCTCCAATTTGAAAGAAGCTATCGAAGTGCTGGAAAAAGGAATGAAGGGCACTTTGGCCGATTACGAAATTGCTTCTGTCACCGAAACCGCACTCATGGATATATTCCCGTATGATGCCGAAGATGACAAAGATACGGATAAAACAGCCGACGCCAACAATCCATCCGTCCGCAAATTCTTCCAGTCCCTACCTGAAGGGTGTAAGACGGAAATCACCGTATCGGGAAAGAAGATCATCGTAGACAAGACCGGACGTGACATGGTTGTAACACCTTCTGGTGAAGGATGAGAAAGGAAACAGCTCGATGGATTTTGAATACGACATACCGGACTATGAACCGGATGAATACGATAATTACGATTACGAATGAGACATATAGAAGATCAATTACAAAAGTCAATAGTCAGATGGTTCGATTTGCAATATGCGAACCTCAGACACTTGCTGATACACGTTCCTAACGGAGGCTATCGCAATGCAGTCGAGGCGGCGAAGTTTAAACAAATGGGTGTCAGAGCCGGGGTCCCGGACCTCATTTTGCTATATCCAAATAAAGAACACCCGTTTATGGGGATCGAGTTGAAGGCCGGCAAAAACAGGCAATCCGTACACCAGAAGGAATACGAAGCTGAGTTTGGTCGGATCGGCGCCAAATATGTCGTTGTCCGTTCGATCGGCGAATTTATGAAAGTTGTGAATGAGTACTTAAACAACGTATGACGATGGAGAAAGAGATAAAAGAAATAAGCGATTATCTAAACACCACCTGCTCGAACAATCCGGCGGAAATACAAGAGCGCATATCCGTCATCATGGTCTACATGATGCGTACCGGCGAAATGCTCGCAGAGGCAAAAAAAATACTCCGGAAGAAAAAGTCTGACGAGATACAGAACATGATCATCCGGATAGCGAAAGAAAATTGCCTGTCGGCCAAAGTGCAGAATGCCTTACTGGATAGCATCGCGGAAGACGAATGCTATCTGGTCGACCGATTGGACCGACTCAATGCTTCTTGCACGCATCAACTGGATTCACTTCGAAGCCTGCTTAGTTACGAGAAGGAATCGCTTAGACTCAATAAGACAGGATATTGATAAAGTGGAGAAGAATTTATGATATGGCAACAAGGAAAGAGTTGACAAGCTACTTTCCCCATGACAGCAATGCAAGAAACTCTGACAAACTTATACGGCTTAGAATGCGGCATAAAGCTGCCGGTTACGGTGTTTACTTTATGATCCTTGAAAGATTAAGGGAAGAACCGGAATACACGAGTGTCAAAGATTATAACATGATAGCCTTTGACCTTCGTGAAGACACTTCCCTGATAAAATCAGTCGTTGAAGATTTTGGGTTATTTGTCTTTACCGATGACGGTAAGTACTTCTACTCCGAAAGTTTCAAACAAAGAATGGAGATTAAAGACGAACAAAGTAGAAAAAAAGCTGAAGCTGGAAAGAAAGGTCTTGAAAAAAGGTGGGGAAATAGCAAAAATATAGCAAATGCTATCGAAAATGATAGCAAAGCTATAGCAAATGCTACGGGAAATGATAGCAATAAAAGAAAAGAAAAGGAAAGTAAAGAAAAGTATCCTCCCCCTCTATCCCCCGCAGGGGGAAATGGAGGATGCGGAAATAATCTTTTTTCTAAAGATTCCAATACAGATGGGATAGAAAGAAACTTCGAAGGACTGACCAACAGGCTGAACAGATTATTTATCCCTCCAGACGAGTTCAACATCATTTGCCAATTGTCGAACAATGGAGAAATAGGGCATCCCATTTGGACCATAATCCAAGCTGCTGAACGAGGAGGAGCTCGGCTGCACTCTCCCGGCAAATATATTATTTCAGAACTCAAAAAAGCAATCAAGAAATGAAAATCAATGTTTTCAAAACTCAATGTAAAATAGGTTCATCTGTCAAATACAAACAGAAAACAAGAAAAGTTGTCGACATAAACCGAAGTACCAATGAGGTTTGTTTAGACCGCCGTCTGTGGGTTCGTTGTACAGAGGTTGAGTTATTAACATCGGAATAAAAAATATATGATCATGCAAAAAGACTGGAAATTAGAAGAAATAAAGCGTCTCGAAAAGGAACGCGACAGGAACTTGGCAATACACTGTAACTATGTGGCTGCCAAACATCAAAGACTGATCGACAGACTGGAAAAGGAAATCAATCAAGACACGAAACATTAATACATCTATAACTACCTAAAATTTAAAAACAATGAATGTTAACATCAAAAATTTAAACCTGTCGGTAATCATGCCGGCGATCACCAAGAGTGGCCAACCCGTATGTAACGACCGCGTACCATCTAAAGAGGACAAAGTAGAGCGCACCAGCGGACTGTATCTAATCTACGAAGACGGACACGTAGAGCCGTTTACCGGCGATAACTCCAAAGATTGTGTACGATACATCGGGTTGAAGCACGGATACATGTCATTTGCAATCTCACTGACGGAGCATGATAGCGTACAATTGCTTGACGATGATAGCCGTGAAGAATCCGGAAGTGGGACATATTACGAACGTGAATGTGATGCGCTGTTTGACATTGACGGACGCGGCAATACGGAACGCCTTGTAGCCAGAAATCCAAAGTTGAAAAATCTGCTGGAAGATGGCGAATACATCCCTTCGTTGGGACAACTCAACCTAATGGCGCATTACAAAGACAGCATAAACGATGCGCTTGAATACATAGGCGCAGAACCGTTAGTCTCCTCGGCGTGGTATTGGTCCAGTACTGAGTACAGCCAGAACAACGCATGGTACGTGAGCTTCTCCAGTGGTTACGCGTACAGCATCAACAAGTACGGCAGTAACAGGGTTCGGGCGGTGGCAGCATTCACTTTTAAACTTTAATCTTTTGGTGCGCTCCTTTTGGAGCGTGCCTTTAAAAATCAACATTACACAGAGAAGGCAATAAAAAAAGAAATCAAGATGGGACAAGTTAAAGGTTTTAATGACATAATTGCTGATTATTTGAAACAACGAGCAGAAGAAGATACCCTGTTTGCTCCAAAGTTTGCCAATCCCAATAAGAGTATTGATGAATGCTGCCGTTACATTTTAGGAGAGGCTCGTAAACGAGGAACTGCAGTTGCAATGAGTGACTCGGAAGTCTTTGGACTGGCCGTGCACTACTATGATGAAAAGGATATCAAGATAGAAAAAGTTTCTGCCGGTTGTTCTGTTTCTTCTTCTCAGAAAGTAAAACTAACAGAAGAAGAGAAGAAAATAGCCCGTGAAGTGGCTATCAAACGGTTAGCCGAAGAGCAATACCAATTGCTTAAAAAGAAGCCGGCGAAAAAGAAAGCAGATACAAATGTCCAACAAATGAGCCTGTTTTGATATGAAGCCGAGAACGAAATTGGAAAAGCTGGTGACGGAGTTAAGCGGAAAACTGCCTGCCATCACGAAGGAACAGGAAGACTGGGCCAAAAAGCATCTGTTTGACCATTTTGCCTACAAATGTAAGGATGAACTATGGTGTTCCGAATGTGGTAAGATGTGGGTCAATACGAGTAAAGATAAATTGGGTGACAAAATCGAATGCCCTTATTGCCACCATCAATTGGACGTAAAGGTTAGCCGAAAGCAGAAGATCCGTGAAGAGGCGTATATGTCCATCCTGCAAGTGAAAGGCGGGTTCCAGGTGATCCGACATATACTATGCTGGAAAAATGTTCGGAAGGAAACTTCTCCGGTGTATTATGATTTTACAGAAGTAGTTCAAGAGTGGATTCGTGAAGACGGAAAACGTACGATCATAGCCCGACCGATTAATATGGGCAGTAACGGATTTGTATATAGTTCACCTCTCAGTATCAAAGGAGAATATGGAAGTACCCCCTATAACTATTACGGTGATTTATATGCGATACATGGAGAGCTTTATCCAAGGAAAGAATTACTGCCGGAATTAAAAAAACGGGGACTGAATCGACGGTTCCCAGATGTAACCCCGTCGAAATTGATACGTGACTTATTGAAAGGTGGTAACGATTCGGAATTGTGTCTGAAGACCGGGCAAATCCCCATGCTGAAGCATATGTATAGAAACGGCTTCTCCCAACTTCGCTATAAACCGTCGTTCAACATCTGCAACCGCAACCATTACATCATTAAGGACGCTTCTATGTGGGAAGATTATATGTCTTTGCTGTCTTACTTTGGTAAAGATATGCGTAACGCCCACTATGTCTGCCCTAAGAACCTGAAGACTGTACATGATAAACTACTAAAGATAAAACAGGAACGTGAAGCCAAGTTGAGACAGGAAAGGAATCGAGCACAATCTATCAGTAAGCGTGAAAAGTTAATGAAGGATATAGCCGGCTTCTACGAGCGGATGGAAAAGTTTTTCGGATTGAGAATCGAAGAAGAGGATATAATCATCCGCCCTTTGGAAAGTGTCACCCAGTTTTATCAGGAAGGTAAGGCCATGCACCATTGTGTGTATCAGAACGGATACTACAGACGGCCGGAATGCCTGATATTGTCGGCAAAGGACACGGCTGGAAAACGATTGGAGACGATAGAGGTAAACTTGAATACACTGGATATCGTCCAGTCCCGATCCTTCTGTAACGGCGTAAGCGAGTATCACGATCAGATAGTAAAACTGGTGAAAAAGAATATAAATCTGATTCGTCGTAAAATGATTGCATAAAGAAAGTAAAAAATGAGGTACGCATTAAGAAAGCAGGATAAGATTGCGGCTGCAATGAGTGAAGATTACTTAGCAAATCATATTCTAAAAAGCCTTGATAGCTTTTTCGCAAATGGCGATGATGACCAAATTATCGGAGCTATTGAGCTGGATGTCTATCAAACCATATCAGGAGAAAGCTACGCCATGTTAAGAGTAAATGACCTCGCAGACGATAACGCAATGTTGGAGTTTGCTGTAGTGGGTCAGCAATTTGATGTATTAAAACTGGCCTTTTTGGGCAGAATGAAAGGATAGAACAATGAAACTAAAAATCAAATAAATACAGGAGGTAAAGAAATGACAAAAATAAAATTGAATTGGGCATACGCAAAGGGCGAATTAGATACTGATACATTGGAGTTGGTTTGCATTCCAGCAAGAGGGAAGCGTGTGTTTGGTCCTGATGAATTGGACGCAGAACTTTGTATAAAGGACGGTATGAACTACCAAATAGCCGAAATCCATTTAGGCGATGTGGAAAGCTCAAATATCCTTTGCAAAGAAATCGCAAGACGATGGAACGAATTTGAGGAATGGCACGAGTGCAAAGAAAATACGGAAGATGTGCCGGAACGGAATACCCCATGCTTGCTAAGGATTGAGTACAAGGAAATATCTACTGGCATTATAGAAGTCGGTTATCTTACATCTGTCTGGGGTGAATACGGATGGACGGAAGATTATCTTGACAATTTCAATGAATCCGAATTTGAAGTTACTATCACCCATTGGAAGTATA